GGCGGCGCATTTGCAGGTGCTAAAGCTGGAGCAATGCTCGGAGCATTTGGTGGTCCAGTCGGAATAGCAATTGGTGGAACATTAGGTACTCTTATTGGAGCAGGATTAGGTGCATGGGCAGGTGGAAAAGGTGGATCAGAGGTTGGTGAAAAGATCGGATCTAATATGGGTGCAAGCCTTGAGAAAGATGTTAGGAAAGCAAATTTAGCCTTAGCAGAGCAAAGTGGTTTTTATGATAAAAAAGGAGCATTCAAAGACAGTACAGTAGACTTTGATAAAGTTAAAGCGGCTCAAAAAGATAAAACTCTGACGCAAAATACACTTCAATCCATGTTAGAAGATAATGACATGAGTGATGACGATGAAGCAGAAATCACTAAGATTCTAAACCAGATGAAAGAAGCCAAAGAAGGACTTGAAACTGAGAAAACAGTAGCAGATGCTGAACAAGCAGATATCAAAAAAGAATCAGAAGCTGATGAGAAACTAATTGCAGACCTTGGTTTAGATGGAGATACACAGACAGAGATTGATGATGCAGTAGTTGAAGTGCAAAAAGAAATGGTTACTAAAACAGACTTATTAAAAGATTCGATTGATAAACAAGCAGAGGCTACTGAAAGACTTATTGTTGCAACAACTGTAGTAGCAGAAATAACTGGTCAGCAAGTACAAATAGAAAAGGCTAAACCAGAAGAACTTCCTCCAGGAGTTATGCTAGACACATTGACTGGTGAATTTAGATCATATGCATATAAACTTTCTGATACTAAAGAAGGCGGTGGTCTGTATGCTAAAAACTTTAAAACAGCAGAAGAAGCAGATGCATATCAAAAATCAGACAAATTTGGCCGCGACCCTGTAGTCGATGCAAGATTCAAAGCAAGAGAAGCCGCGGTTTTAGCAGAACTAGATGCTGATATTCTGGCTGATAAGGGACATGCAATTCCACCAGCACCAGACACTAACAATCTTACAGTAGATGCAGATGCAGATGCATCGGCTGAATTGGGAGCAAGTACAGCAGATTTACAATTGGGTAAATCAGATGAAGTACAGTCCATAGCAGAACAACAACTGGCAGAAACACAAATGAATAATAAGCTACTAGGCCAACTGCTATCTGCACAAACAGAAAGTAATGATCTGTCAGAGAAACAGGTTCAAATGCTTTCAGCGTAAGAGAAAATAGTTCAATACTCTTCAGTTTAACTAAATACATAGAGTACAAAGAGAACCTATATGGCATACACAAAGAAATTTTTAAACAAGAGCGGAGTATCGAGTCCTATATCAGGGGGCAATAGTAACTCTGGAAGTTGGAATGGTGTAGGCGCCTCTGAAGCAGGTTACTCAAACACTGAATTTGGCTACAAGAACTACATGAGTAGACTTCCTGAAGTTTACACAGGACATCCTAACAGAATTGAACGATACAATCAATACGAGATGATGGATGTTGATGCAGAAATCAATGCATGTTTAGATATTATAGCAGAGTTTAGTACACAACGCAACGATCATAATAAAACTCCGTTTTCAATAGAATTTAGAGACGATCCTACACCACATGAAACAGAACTCTTAACTAAACAGTTACAACAATGGTGTAAACTCAACGAGTTTGATACTCGTATGTTTAAAATGTTTAGAAACGTAGTGAAATACGGAGATCAAGTCTTTGTAAGAGATCCAGAGAACTTCAAACTCTACTGGGTTGACATGGTTAAAGTCATTAAAGTTATTGTTAATGAGAGTGAAGGTAAACTTCCAGAACAATATGTTATTAAAGACTTAAACATTAACTTACAGAACTTAACAGTTGCACAGAAAACAAACACAGATTTTGCCGCTAACCCAACAACAGGATTAGGTGGTACAGGTGGCGGTGGTGGAGCAGGTGGAGGCGGGTACACAGTCCCATCTATGCCTTATAACACATCAGGTAGTAGATTTACATTAGGACAAGCAGAATCAGCAATCGATTCTAATCATGTTGTTCACTTGTCACTAACAGAAGGGTTAGATCGTTTCTGGCCTTTCGGACAATCTATCTTAGAGAACGTATTTAAAGTATATAAACAGAAAGAACTATTAGAAGATGCTATTCTAATCTATCGTGTACAACGTGCGCCAGAACGTAGAATGTTTAAGATTGATGTAGGTAATATGCCTAGTCACTTAGCAATGGCATTCGTAGACAGAATTAAAAACGAAATACATCAAAGACGTATTCCAAGCATACATGGCGGAGAATCAAAAGTAGATGCTACATATAATCCACTGTCAATGAATGAAGATTACTTCTTCCCAGTCACATCAGAAGGTAGAGGATCATCTATCGAAGTTCTCCCAGGTGGACAGAACTTAGGTGAGATTGATGACTTGAAATACTTTAATAACAGATTAGCAAGAGGACTGCGTGTACCTAGTTCATACTTACCCACAGGTCCCGATGACAACACAACACCTCTAAACGACGGTCGTGTTGGTACTGCTATGATACAAGAATTTAGATTCAATCAGTATTGCGAAAGACTACAAAATTATATCTGTCAGAAACTTGATGATGAATTTAAATTGTTCTTGCGTTGGAGAGGATTCAATATCGATACACAGTTGTTTGATATTGCATTTAATCCTCCACAAAACTTTGCCGCATATCGTCAAAGTGAATTAGACACAGCAAGAGTCAACACATTCAGCGGTATGGAAGCGTTCCCTTATATCTCTAAACGTTTCGCACTAGAAAGATTCTTAGGATTGACTGAAGACGAAATCGTTAAGAATGAGAAAATGTGGGGAGAAGAAAACGCTGAAGAACCTGATATGGATCCAACAGGGTCTGATCTCAGAAGTGTTGGAGTCTCTACAGGTGATTTCGATGCTGATATAGATACAAACGCAGAAATCGAAGATTCTGAAAACTTAGATGACTTTGGTGATATGGACGTAGCAGGTCCAGTAGGAACTCCAGGCACAGCTACCGGCTCAGTTGAAGGTGCTGGTGAAGTCGGTCCTACATAATAACAAAAGATAAATACTCTTATGAAATTATTTGAAATGTTTGACGCCGCAATACCCGGGTTCCAAGATGTCGGAGATGACAACTCAAAACCTGTTTGGCGAACATCTAGGAAAACTAAACTCACATTAAACCAAATTAGAAAATTGCGTAAAATGTTAGATGTGAGAAATTACGAAAAAGCAAAACATTTACTGAAAGTTAAAAATCAGTATGGTGCAAAACCAGAAGAAGGCGCTGGTCCTTCTATTTAAAAACTAAAGCAATTTAGTTTTTTTGTCTATTTTTACCTCAAAAACTCAAAAAACGTAAAAAAGTAGTACTTAAAAGCCACTTTTGGTGGCTATGTGCTAAATATCTTTACATAAAGCCATTTATAAACAATCAGGAGACCAATAATGGAAAATAAAAAATTTGATAAACTTATCGACCTCATTATTAATGAGAACGAAGAACAGGCAAAAGACCTTTTCCACGACATCGTTGTAGAAAAGTCCAGAGAAATCTATGAGTCAATTATGGCAGAAGAGGCTATGGATGACGATGACATGCATGAAAGTGAAGAGCATGTAGGTGAAATGATGGACGAAATCGCCGCAGAAGAACAAGGCGTCTCAGAAGATGAAGACGAACAAATTGATATCGAATCTGAAGAGATTTTTGACATTGACGGAGACTCTGGTGAAGAATCTTCTGAAGTTGAAGATGCTGTTATCAGAATCGAAGACAAACTAGACGAATTAATGGCTGACTTTGATGAAATCATGGCAGACGAAGACGAACTAAAAGGTCGTGACGATGAGATGGATGCAGACTTGCATGACATCGAAGACAAGCAAGATGATATCGAAGGTGATATTGACGACCAAGAAGTAGATGTAGACGTTTCTGTTGATGATGAAGAATTAGTTGCAGAAGCAATTACACTTCAAAAAGTTACAGCAAAAATGGGAGACAACGGTGAAAATACTAAGTCTCCAGTAGATGCAAACTCAGGTCAAAAAGGAATGGATGCACATCCAGTAGATTTTGATGAAGGCAATTCAGGAGAGCAAGGACGTCCAGCTCCAAAAGCAAAAGACGTTGATGGCGCTTCTAGCTTCCAAAATCAGCCCGGCAAAAACATGAAAGACATGTCTGCCGCTCCTAAGCCAGTGACTACACAGGCTTCAGGTACAAACACTAAATCTGTTATAGATTAAGGAACTGATATAAATGGCTTTATATCTTAAAGAACACTTAACATTCGACAACTCCGAAATGGTTGTCGAGTCTGTTAAAGAAGGTGATTCTGATTTGAAGACTCTTTATATGAAGGGTATCTTCATACAAGGCGGGGTAAAAAACGCAAATGAACGTGTTTATCCTGTCAACGAGATCGAAAATGCCGTAGACACACTGAATGCTCAGATTAAAGAGGGTAATTCAGTTTTAGGTGAAGTTGATCATCCAGATGATTTAAAAATCAATTTAGATCGTGTATCACACATGATCTCAAATATGTGGATGGATGGACCGAACGGTTACGGCAAATTAAAGATTTTACCAACTCCAATGGGTCAGTTAGTTCAGACCATGTTAGAGTCGGGGGTAAAACTCGGTGTATCTAGTAGAGGTAGCGGAAACGTTAACGATTTAGATGGCCGTGTAAGTGATTTTGAAATAATCACAGTAGATATTGTTGCTCAACCAAGTGCACCAAATGCTTATCCTAAAGCAATATACGAAGGTCTGATGAATATGACCAACGGACATAAAGTTTTAGAAGTAGCACGAGAAGCGAGAGGCAATAAACAAGTAGAACGTTATTTGAAAGATGAGGTAACTCGTCTTATCAAAGACTTAAAAATCTAAATAGAGGGGAAATCAGCATGTTAGATGCTATCAAACCATTAATTGATTCAGGTCTTATTAACGAAGATGTTGCAAGTGAATTAGAAAGCACTTGGAGCACTAAGTTAAACGAGGCTAAAGATCAAGTCCGCGGCGAACTCAGAAATGAATTTGCACAACGATATGAACATGACAGAAGTGTCATGGTAGAGGCCCTTGACAAGATGGTAACTGAATCTCTAAGTGAAGAAATAAAAGACTTCCACGATGAGAAGAAGGCTATTAACGAAGATCGTGTAAAAGCGAAATTGAAACTTAAAGAAAGTGCAGGTAAATTTAATAACTTTATGGTAACTAAGTTAGCAGAAGAAATTAAAGAACTACGTACTGATCGTAAGATTCAGTTGGAAAACCAAGATAAACTTCAAAAGTTTATCACTCATGCATTGGCTAGAGAGATCAAAGAATTTGCTCAGGATAGACAAGCAGTGGTTGAACAACGAGTTAAGTTAGTTGCAGAAGGTCGTGCTAAACTTGAAGAACTTAAAGCGAGATTCGTCTCCGAAAGTTCCAAAAGAGTTAGTGCTTCAGTTGCAACACATCTTAAAGGTGAACTATCACAACTTAAAGAAGATATTAAAATCGCTAGGGAGAATAACTTCGGTCGTAAGATATTTGAAACATTCGCAGGTGAATTCAGCACAACTTATCTAAATGATAAGGCTGAAACACGTAAGATCGTTTCTGTATTGAATGATAAAGAACAAGAACTAGCAGAATCAAAAGTCAGACTTGCGAAAGCAACAAAGATTATTGAATCAAAAGAACGTGAAGTGAACATTATTAAAGAATCTACTCAACGTGAAAAAGAAATGGTTAAATTAACTGCTTCTTTAAACAATGAGAAGGCTCAAGTAATGCGATCTTTACTTGAAAGCGTTCAGACGCCAAAGCTGAAGAACGCATTTGACAAGTATTTACCAGCAGTATTAAATGAAGGAAGTGACAAGAAATCTGAAAAGAAATCTTTAACTGAATCTGTTTCAACTGTACAAACCGGTAATAAATCTGCCAAGAAAGAACAGCATGTCGAAGATGAATCTGATGCAAGAAGCAACGTGATTGATCTGAAACGTCTGGCAGGGCTTTAATTTAAACTAGACATAGATTAGGAGAAATAACAATGTCAAAAGTACTCTTAGAAAGTCGTTGGGGCGAAACCAAAGAAGCTCTGTTAGAAGGCTTAAAAGGCAACCGCCGATCAACAATGGGTGTCGTCCTTGAAAACACTCGCAAAGGACTCTTAAATGAGACTGCTACAGCAGGTAGCACCGGAGCAGGAAATATAGCAACACTTAACCGTGTAATCTTACCAGTAATCAGAAGGGTTATGCCTACTGTTATTGCTAACGAACTAGTCGGCGTTCAGCCAATGACTGGTCCTGTTGGACAGATTCACACATTGCGTGTTCGTTATGCTCAGTCATTGACTGACAACTCGGCTGCCGCTACATCAGTAACAGCAGGCGAAGAAGCATTATCACCATTCAAAATTGCACAAGCATACTCACGTACTGCTAGTGGAACAGCGACAACCAATTCATATACAGGTGGAGACACAGCGGTATTAGAAGGTAACGGTGGTAAGCAAATCAGTGTGCAAATCTTAAGACAAGCTGTTGAAGCGAAGTCACGTAAGTTACAAGCACGTTGGACATTTGAAGCCGCTCAGGACGCACAGTCTCAGCACGGCATCGATGTTGAAGCAGAGATTATGGCTGCTTTAGCACAAGAAATCACTGCTGAAATCGATCAAGAGGTATTACTATCTCTTAGAACGTTAGCGGCAACTGAGTTCACTTATAATCAGGCTGCGGTATCTGGTACTGCTACTTACGTTGGTGATGAACATGCGGCACTTGCTGTATTAATCAACAGAGTTGCAAACTTGATCGCACAAAGAACACGTAGAGGCGCAGGTAACTGGGCTGTTGTGAGTTCTGCGGCCTTAACTGTATTACAATCTGCAACTACATCAGCATTTGCACGTACAACTGAAGGAACTTTTGAAGCTCCTACTAACACTAAGTTTGTTGGTACGTTGAACGGCGCTATGCGTGTTTTCGTTGACTCTTATGCACCTGATACTCAAGCAGTATTAGTTGGATACAAAG